AATTGCTTCACTAGCAAGAGATGTACCAAGATCAAAGTTTGTATATTCAGAACTTTTAGATGCCATAACAGAAGCAGGTCTTGATAATACTCCACCAAACCAAAGTCTATTATGGTGAAAAGTTACTGCTTGAGGATAACCTCTTAAAGAAGATATTGTTTGTTCATCCCATTCAGTAGTAGCTGTTGTATTAGTTAAGGTTTCATTACAAGTGGCTGTAACTTGAGTAGCACTTGTATAACCTGTAATGGTCATTGTTTTATAATTCGCACCTGCAGCATCAGATTTTCTTATTTTAAGTCCTATCCAATCGGAAGTAAAAGTATCAGCACTTGCTGTAACTGTAACAGATCCTGTAGTGCCAGATGTTCCAATCGTAGTAGTAGTATCAGCATATTTATAATAAGGTTGATAAATTGGATATCCAGAAGAATGAGCATCAAAAGCAAAAGTAAGAACTGTAAAAACTGTTGCTGAAGATCTAAATATTTTTCTAATAGCATTATTTCTATGAGTTACAAATACAGTATCTCCGAATTGAGCAAAGTTTAATTGAAATAATTGAGCAGTAGTCCAATTACAATTTGTTGTATAATTAGATGTTAGGACTGTTCCAGCTACATTATAAACATCCATTCTTCCATTTGATAAAGCTATGATAGCTACTTCATCATCAGAAAATATAAAAGGAATTAATCTACATTCCGCAGGTAATGTAGCCAAGTAAGTTGTACCTGGTCTTCTCATTAATCCACCTTCAGCTAATAAGGCAAAATTACGACAAGATTTTGCACCTTGAAAATATGAGCTAACATCTGTTCGAGTAGCTAATAAAGGATTAAGTTCTCCTGAAGAAAAATTAGTAATTACTGATCTTATACTTCTTGTCATTATACATCTGTTCTTGTAGATCTTCTAAGATTTATAAATCTATTTGTATCTAACGCTTTAGATGTAGTTTCAGTAGAATCTATATTCTTAGCAACAAGAAACTGCCTTTCAGATAAGGTTTTAAATTGTTCGATCATTGCAGAATCTCTAGCAACAGAACCTGCAAATAAAGATGCTAATTCATATTCTACAGCTAATCTAAAATGAGGAGGAAAATATTCTTCGCCTACTTTATAAATATAATCCATAACTAATGTACTGGAAGAACCATAACCATTTACATAAATATAATTTTGATATCTTGCATAAGGAATAACGTAATCATTTACTGTTATCGAAATAATATTTAGGACTGCTGGATTAGTTGGTAATGCGTAAGCATAATCATATCTTCCTGTTGGTGTACTGCTATGTAATGATAATGCTGCTTGAGTTGTAGCGAATCTCCATCTATGTCTTGTTAGACAAGATTCTAATACATCGGTATATAAATTTGAGGCAACTAATGCTTCTGTGCTTCCATCACTAAATGAAGATATAGGTTGAGCACCTATCATCACTAAAGCTCTTGCACATATATCTATATCCGTTGTTGCCATATTTTTTTCTTACTAGTAACCTAGGGGGATTGCTCCCCCTAAGCTTCATAAACTACGCTTGTAGTACTGTATTTAGATTTGATCCACCATCATTCATAGAAACCATTAAAGTGTCTATAACTCCGTTTGAACCTCCACTATTTACAAGTATAACATCACCAGCTTTTAGTTCGTTGTACGATAAGATGAAATAATCATCATTATCTATTGTGCCTATAGCATCTCCGTCAGTATAATACCAAAGAGAGTTAGAAGCACCCATTTGAGCAACCTTTTTTACAGGGTTGTCTATTGCGTATGCCATATTTATATTCTCCTTCTATTATTCGTCACAGAGCTGAACTCTAGCTGCATTACCATCAATTTCAACACTACCTAAAGATAACATAGATGTTATCAAGTGTGATACTTTTTCTGGAATGTAGTTAACTTCAGTCCGAACGTCTGACCCAATACCTAAGCCAATTGCCGATTTGTGAAACGCTAATGTCTTTCTGTCATCGCCTGATAACGATAATCCAGAGTGTACGAAGAACAAGAATCCCATCCATCTTTTGGCAGTTAAGCCAGAAGGGAATGGTAGGTCTTGAGGCCCTACGTATTCTACTCTAGAAAATTGATCAACAGATAATAGGTCAGACCATTGTTTCGGCCCTACTGCCCAATATCTTTGATTGTCATCTGGAACATCAAGGCCATTAAAGACCTCCATCATGTTCTTTGCTTTGATTAAAGACAATGTTTCAACTGAATCAGAATTGACATCGACAGCAATAGACGTAGCCGCATCCAGAACCGCAATTAGCACTTCGTCAGTTTTTCTGCCGAGTGCGTAAGCTGCGGACTGAGCTACAACTTGTCGTTCATCAATATTAACCTTTAGCTCGTCAAGTTTGTCAACGTAATCTGCTGCATAGTAATCAGTTAAAGTCGCACTCACAGCTGTGTGAGCTAGATCCATTGCAACTACTTCAGCGTGTCTTGCTTTAGTATTTGCAGTACCTTTTGCAACTTTTTGAAACTTAACAGTAGAACCATTAACACCATTAACTGTTCTAACTAAATTTTTCAATTTGCTTCCCATTCTTTGGTAAGCCATATGAACTTCAGCTTCGAACTGAGTAATAAAGGCATTTGTTATTGAACTTGCCATTGTATTATGTCCTTTTGTTAGTTGTTAAACATTCGATTGTCTTGAAAATGTTTAGTAGTTGTCCAACTAAGGGCTAATATTGACACTTTTAAGGTCTGCTAATAGGAATATTATTTTTGATAATTATTGACAACGCACATTACGTCCACTTTTTGGGGATAGTGATTACTTCTCCGAACTCTATTTCACCTTTATCATCATAAGAATATGTGCCAAATAAAGTGATATAATCTTTTGTATTTTTATAAATCCACATTGAACTTGATACAGCATTAGAAGGTTTAATCTTATCCATATCATTAACGGATAACCAACCTGTTTGACTAATTGCATCAAACCAATGCAAATCCTTTTTAAGTTTCTTATAATTAAACTTAACCTTGTTTGGGTGTGTCTTTATACGCCTTCTCATATAGAGCTGTAACCCTTTTTACATATGCTGGATCTCGTTTATTACTATCATAATAACGAGGATCATTTAACATAGATCTCAAGTCATCAGCAGATGCTGAAGCATCTATCTGTGTAGTTTGAGTTGGCATATTACTATCTTTGTTTAATTTCATTAGTTCTTCAATTACCTTAACACCTTCAGCACTTGAAGCTAATTTTGAAACAGCTGTATAACCTTCTGGAGATAAATGTTTTTTACTCCACATTTCAGCAGCCTCTACTCTATCTTTTCCATTATCACCTAATTTTTGAACTTCTAAATCCCTATTAGGTAAACTAGAAATGGCATTATCAACAAATGCTTTTACTCCAGAATCATATTGATCTTGAGATAATCCTGCACCTTTTGCAGTTTCATCCCACCATTTCACAAGTCCCATTTCTTTATCAACTTTTAAATTAACACTCTCAGGTACTTCTGGAACATTTAATTTATAAGACTCTGGAACTTTACCAAGTCTTTCTTTTTCTATATCACCTCTAATTTGTTTAGAGAGATCTTCTGTTCGAGTTCCTAATTTCTGTTCAAGCGTGTTATAGCTTGAAGATAGGTTCTCGATATTGACTTGCTTTGTATCAACATTCCAAAACTTATCCTGAACATAGTCAGGTTTAGTTGCCTCAGAAGGTTTTTCTGTGGCGATTGGTGCTGTTGACTCAACATTATCATCGGCCATCTTGTTCTCCTTTTTTTATCCGTGTTGTAATAACACCTATTAAAAATCTCATTCCTTCTATATGGAATAAGGCGTTACTGGTGATGTTAGGCCCAGCAACAGCTTCTGTAGTAATAGACTTTAAGTAGTCTAAGACTTTCTTTCCTTCATCTCCTTTAAAGAGATTAGCAAAATGTTTATTTAATAACCTTTCATCTTCTTCGGTTCTTAAATAACCATCAATACTTTTTGTAGGAACTGGTTTATCTTTTTGATTTTTTAAAGCATCCCAAGACATTATTCTGTAGGTATTTCTCCAGGTACTTCTGTAGCTGCACCATTAGGAGCTTGAGGTTGATTAGCTAGTTGACTAATCTGTTGAACAATTCTTTGTTGTTCTGATTCATCTCTTATCAACTTCTCAGGTAGATTCATTTTTTCTGCTAAATATTTTGCTGTTGCACTTTGGTTCACAATTACGTTTATCATTTGTGGGCCAAAAGTACCAGCTATAATTTCATTGAATCTTGTAACATCAGCAACATCTTGTAAATGTTGAGCTTGTGCTAATGGTGATCTTGGAGCTATTTTTACTTCTCTACCATTAACTTTAGGTAGAGTAATTCTACCTTGTTTAGATAGTATTCTAATAATTCTTTTTAATAATGGATTAATAAATTCAGATTGAAGTCTACCAAAAGAGGAACCTATTTGTCTTGAAAGATCTGCCATTCTTTCAGAAACTTCTGTTGCTGTCATTGGAGTTCCTTCAGGTCTTCCTAGTGCTTCCATATAAAGAGCTTTTTTAATATTAGCTCTCATATCTTGAAGTACCAATTGGGCAACATCAAAGTTTGATGCTGCCTGAATTGGAACCAAGCCTTTACTCCCAGGAGCTACAGGAATTAAAGAGCCTGGTACAAGGGAGATGTTATCTGGATTTATAACACCATCGTCTTCATAAGTATATACTCCACTTACAGACATTTGTGCATTTTGTAATATTAATTCTATGGTAAGATTGCAGGTTTTTATTGCACCCATTGCATTAAATACTGGGCCTCTACCATAGACTTCTCCAGAAGCTTTATTCCATCTGAAAACTAAATAAGGATTAGAACCTTCTCCTTCATATATTTCTTCTAATAAAATTGCTTTTGGATCTTCCATAACAACGCAGAATTTATATTTTTCTACATTGTCTTCATAAATTTTGTAAATGGCTTCTATAATTTTAATTTGTTTTTTTCTTTTTAAAGGATCAAAGTTTTCAGGTAAAACTGCTTTAGGATAAAGTAATGTTACTTCATCAGGTTTAATAACTCTTGTTCTATAAATAGTATCTATTCTTCCATCAGGCCCATTCATTAAACAAACCCGTGGTAAAGGAACTGCTGTAAATTTAATAGGATTAACAGAGTCGCCTTCTTCCACTAGCATCACACCTGTACCTATAGCTAAATCCATAAAGGATTCGTGTACTTCTTGATTGAAGTTAGATTGTTGTAATGTTTCGAAAACGTAATTAGTAATCTTATCTAATTCTAAATTGATAAATGATTTTTGTTGTTCAGGTATTTCTGTACCAGCTTGAAAATCTGCCCATCGAGCAAAGGTAGGAGTAATTCCTGCTTGTAGTCTTGATGCAAATTCTTGAACACCTACTACTGCTGTTTCATCAAAGATCTTATCTGTACGTCTTTGACCTGGACTTTCTGTATAGAAAGATTCTCTATTAGGTAAACAATACTCATAAGCTTCTTCAAATTTATCTTTCCAGAAATCTTTTACACTTTGAGCTTCCTTATATTTTTTAAGGATTGCTGTTACTCTATCTAGAGATCCATATGATGGATCGTCTGTCATATCCATATATGCCATAATATCTAACTTTTTTTCTTAATCTTACGATCAGAATACGTACTAATTTTTTTAGCTCTTGGATATAAGAAAACATCTTTAGCTACACTCTTAATAGTTTTTTTAGTAGTAGCAGCTTCAGCTCCAGATACATCTGTATCAGTAACTGATTTATAAAAACTTTTAGCAGCTAAAGCTTCAGGAGAGTTTGATCCTAAAGGATCTGCTTTAAATTGTTTCCAAGTATTTTTAAGCTTGTCTTTTGTATCTGCAAGATCTGTATTAACAAATTCTTTTATTTTACCCTGTTTTAATAAAGTAAGCTTATCTTTTAATTTGCCCATATGTCCTCCTTCCTTTATATTGTATCAAAGTAGCCACGCCCACCAGCTCTACCAAATAATGATCGTGAACCATATAAACCTTTAGCTTGTTTGTAAGCTGTTTCAGCTTGTTGAGCTGCTAGTTCATCAGCCCTTCTACCTTCAGCAGCTCTCATTTCTGACATCTGCCTCTCTAATTCATAGTTTCTTTGAGGTTCTTGTTTTTTCCCTGTAAGCTTTCCTACTATTGCACCCATATTATTTCTTTTTTATTTTTCTATCAGAATATGCTTTAAGTGATTTATATTTAGTTGTGGCTGCTTCTGCCCCTGATACATCTCTATCCATTCTCATTTTTATTTTTCTTATTTTTTCTTTTTGCCATGGAAAGATAAGATGTTCTTCTGCCCCAGATTTAAATTGTTTCCAAACATTTTTAAGTTTATCACTCATTATTTCTTCTTTTTTATTTTACTTAATCTTTCAAATTCTTTTTTAACAGATCCTGGAACTTTTGCTTCATATAAAAATCTTGCTTTATCTTCTGGACTATATTGTCCAGGTAATTTAGGCGTTGGATATATTATATCTTTACCAGGTCTTAAAACTGGCATTTTATTAAGATATTCTTTATTTTTCTTAACTTTTGTAACCATTTATTGTTCCCCTATGCCAAGATTCGTGTGCCATTATTCATCCTCCAATCGTTTATTAAAAGCCTGATCCTCAACACTACAGCAAGTGTCTTCAAGTTCATCAAGTAATTCATCTTCTTGATCGTGAAGTTCTCTGATTTCATCGATTATCTGTGGATGAGTTCTTTTCTTTTTTTTGGCCATTTGTCTTATAAAATGACGAATATCCAGCTTTACGCAACGCACAAAAGAGTTGATAAGGAGTAAGAATATACCATTTATAAAAACCTATTAATCTCATAATAAAAGTTACACAGGTAAAATCTTTGACTCTAAATAAATGCCATTGATTACGAACTGGACATCGTAGAACTTGAAAATTTTTCATAAAGCCTAAAATATTATCTATTTCATCTCCCTCTAATAAAATATGACGTATTCCTGCGTGTGTCCATTCCAAATGAACCCATTGATGTGTTTTTGGAAGATAACCTAATACTCCACAATGTTTGAATCCTTTTTTAAGAAACCTCAACCAATCTTGATAAGGATGGTCAGGAGCTTCATAAAAATAGACTAACCATTCTTCTTGAAGATATCCCATATCTTTTTAGTCTTTCTTTTTTGTTTAGCAAATACATCCCAATCTTTATTAACAATAGTAGGTTTATTTGTATTCTTACCTGCTAATAAAGTTCTACCTTCACCAGCTCCCATCATTAAATATTGGAGAGCATCGTGAACGTGGGAGTATCTATTCTTTAAAGGTTTCTCATCATAACGATCTCCCGAAGTTTGTATCCGTCTATAATGGTATCCACCATTAAATCCTTTTTTTAAATTAATACATTTAGTGTCTAGCAAGAAACCAGGCTTACCATCTAGTAATCTGGAAAGAGCTGTATCTACCGCTTCTATTCTTAAAGCAGGATCATTAGATGGAGCTGGTCTAGCTTTTAAACCATAAGTTCTCATAATTTGAAATGGAGTTCTCTCATCAGTTTGAGATCTAAAATCTCCAGCAGGATCTCCATAAATCATAATTTCATAAGGTTTATAATTTTTAAATATTTCTCCTCTTAAGAGTTCTGAAAATCTTGATACTCCCATATCAAAACAAACAAGCTCATCTAGAATTAACCATCTGCCTGTAACAAGTCTTTGAGCAAAGACAGCAGCAGGAGTTAATCCAAAGTCTACTCCTATCCATATCGGTTGAGATAGATTAGGTTCTAATTTTTCAGTAGATACGTGGAGTTCTTGTTTAAAGTTTGGATAGACAGGTTTACCTTCTTCAATAGTTCCTAATTTATTTAAAGCATAAACATCAATCCATCCTTTAGTTTTACCTCTAATAATATTATCGTAATACTTAGGAGTTAGATTGCTTTTGTTTTCTGCTAGAATATTAGGATCATAAGCAGTTGTCATTCCATCTGCACCTTTTTTTTCAAGGAGAGCTGGAGGTTGAGTATAGAAACTCCAGTTGTCAGGCTTGATTAACATCAAGACCTGATCTCTATTAAAGTGATCGGGGACAGGAACATCCCCTGCCATTATGGGCCACCAATGATCTTCTTCAGGTGCATTTGAATCTGCGATAACTCCATACCAGGTTGCTCCACCATCACGCATTGATGGATACCTGCCAACACGCATAGTACAAGCATCAATAATGCTCTTAGGTATCTCTCTGGCTTCATTAATCCAAACACCAGTGAGTTCAAGTGATAGAAGTTTTTTAACATCTTCAGGCCTATCAAGAGCAAGGAATAGAACTTCAACTTCAATATCTCCTTTTCTAATTAAATGAGTATAAGGAACTGACCAGGCAAAATCTCCCCATTGATCTTCAGGAAACCAATCCAACCACGTTTTAATTGTTGTTGTTTTTAATTGAGGATTGGTATTACGAATAACTGCCCATCTTGATTTTCTTATCCCACTTCTATTTTTTTTCTGAAGGAGTGATCTTCTAAATACTTCTATACAGCAACTCACAGATTTACCACTTCCTACTGGGCCTCTGATACCTCTAAAGAAGTCATTGGACTTCATAAAGGTCTTTAATGTATTGCCTTCTGGTTTATATTTGAAATTAATCGACATTAGTTCCTACGTTTGACTTCAGCATATTATAAACTGTTTCTTCGCCAAACGCTTCAACTAATTTGTCTGCCTCATAATCGGTAATCATATGAGTCGGATAATTTTTAAGGTGAACTCTTTTAACTATGATTCTTAATCTTCTTCTATCTTTTAAGGATAAGCTATTTAGAAAAGACATCTTCCTGCTTTCTTAACAAGTCTACTTGTTCCAGAATTTGTTCTAGGATTTCTTTTTCTTTTCCATATATGGATTCGAATTTTCTTTTGGTTCTATGAATAGAGAATTGTCCCTGGTGATGTTCATAGCATAAAGGTATTACTTCGAAATGGCTTGACCTTCTGCCAATACCCGTACCCTTTGGTCGGATATGATGCAATGATGCAGGGGATCTGCATATCCAACATCCTAAAGACGCAACTCTACTCATATGTTCTCGTTCTCTTTTTGTAGCCATATGAGTGAGAGTTACTTATTTAATATTTTCTACCCTTGGATTTCTTGCCAGGCTTCTTCTTCTTGTTTTTTTTCTTTTTCTTTTTTTTCATATTCCTCCTTGTTAATGACTTCATAAGTTGCTCTACAACCATCTGGAGTAGCAGCACTAGCTTGTTGCATAGCTTTAACATCGTCCGTTGAAGAATACAATATTTCTTTCTTAAGAGTATTACCCGTAGAGAGATCCCATATTTTAACTATATAATCCATATTGTTTCTTATTTGTTTGAAAGGATGAACTTATATAACTAAAAAAAATACTAAACGCACACAACCTATCTTCCTTGTCCACGATACTTCTTGTAACTGCTTTTCTCTGATTTATTAAGACGTTTCTTGTGCCGACCTATTTTAGGTTTGGATCGTTTTACGTAATTATTTACGCCCCATTTTGCTTTTGCCATTTGCTGAAACTTAAGACGCAACTATCAGCAAAACAACGCACTCTGTTTAATTTAAAGGATTATCAAAGATGTCTTCTGATGAACTTAAAATCAACCTTGTTGTGAGTGCAATACCACTAGTCATCTTACGATGGGTAGTTTTCGCCCCACCCCTAAAGGGTGGGTCGAAAGAGAATCGGTACCCTGTACCGATACTTTTAACTGTTAATCGAAACGATTAACTTAAATCGATATTAATTTTAATATCCCCTGTTAGATTATGAGCAACTCTATCTGGTGCTCTTAATCCAACACGATCGAGTATATCTCTACTAGCTTCGAGCTGAACATACTCTGATCTAGCTCCTGAAGATAGTTCGATCATCCTCTTACTCGCACTTACTGCACCAAGTCCTAGAGTTTGAGCAATCCGTGATTGCATATAACTCTGTACCTTTGGTAATCGTAGTGTGCGAGAACCACTTATTCTCCCTGCTTCAGCAGAACCTTTTGTAGAATAACCAGCCTTAATTGAAGCTTCCTTAATAGAACATCCTGTTGCTACGATGGTATCTACCAAAGCCTTTTGCTTATCTGTTAACTCGTCAGTCATTAATTCTATTCTGCCTCTTACGTTAGTGGACTCAAAGATTCTTCTTGTCAAGCATTATTATGACACTTTAGTGTAAAACAATACTCACAACACTACACGTTGTGGTGAGAACTGCAAATAGTTCTCACACTCTCCTTGCAATTGAGTGTTCTCGCAAAGTTGATCCTCTTGCACAAAGAGTAAATCACTAAATTGACAAGCAATTTAGACGGACTCCCTGATAGGAGTGCGTCCTAGATTTTCTCTTTCTGCGTAAAGATAAGGAATCAACTTTGCTGTGAGCACAAGCTACACACGGATTATCTAGCATAACAAGGACTCCCCTTTCTCTGTCATATCAACAAAGTGTCACACCTAAGAAGGTGTGTCGCCTGGCCCAATAAGATTGGGCAGGACTACACTTTGTCGCAAGACAGAGAAGGAATCCCCTCGTTAATTGCACGATAATCGTGCGTTAGCACATTTGTTAAACATAACTGAAAGGATATATTATGATGTTTGATGAGTTAAATAGATTCATTGATCTGATGTTAAGTGACTCTGATAAAATGAGAGTTAAAGAACTTAACAGTTCGAGAAATGAAGATAATAAGAATGAAGTAGATGGTGAGATATTCATCATCTATAATAAAGCTAATAAAATGAAAGGAGTTGTATATGGATAATAGTGCAACAATTAGTGACGTTAGAGAGCCTGATTTTTCTAATGAAAGATTAGAGAAAATGGGCGACTGGTTAGAAGAAAGAAAACCAGCGATTAAAGAAGGAATTGAAAACTTCTTTAAGAATGTAATTGCTCCTGATTTTGAAGACGCAAATTGGAGCTGGTTAGCAAGTGCTAATGCCTCTACTGAAGTAGGTAAATGGCAGTATCACTTGGACAGATGTCAGCAATCTTTTGATAAAACAAAGGATAGAATTGCGACATTGTCAAGAGAAGATAATCAAGCTGAAATAAGTATTAATCAGATGAATAGGGTTATCTTTGCAAGTAAAGCTCAAGCGTTGAATATAGCTAGAGCTGAATATTGTCTAGAAGTTGCAAAGGATTGGTATAAACAAATTCTTGGTAAGGACTGGACAAAGTCTTCTAAAGGCAAATTGAAATCAGTTGAAACTGATGGCAAAAGCCAAAAGTGGATTAAGGATAATCTTAAACAAGGTATTCTTATATAATTAAATTAAGCCCTGTACTTCTTTGGAAGTATGGGGCTTTTTTTATCGTGGTAGGAAAAAAGTCGTGAAAGAACTAGTGTTCTCTCACACTCTCTCCCTCTACAAAGCGTGAGTTGATACCGAATAGTGTCTATGGATATTAACTACGTTTGACATCGTAAATGACGTTAATAGAAAGGAAAGATATGTATATTAGAATAATACAATTATGTTTACTAATTGCTGTAGTGATAATGTTTATGTTTGTAGCAATAATAGATCAAGACTATGTAAGATTTGGATTCTATGCCTCATTAAGTATGATTATAATAATCGGTTTATGGTTAATGAAAGGTAGCGAAGAATTTATCGAGCATATGAATGAACAATATAGAAATAGAAAGGATAGATAATGAGTGCAATAATTCCATTGTTACAATTTTATTTAATTATGGTTTTAGTATTTGCACCAATATTTATCGCAATATATTTCATATTAAATAAACAAAATAGAAAGGATAGATAATGTTAAAGACAATACAAAATTGGCTAATGAATGTAGCAGCCAAATGGATTTGGATAGCAATAATGTTTCCTATAAGAATAGTATTAGGATTATGTTTTGCAATTGCTAAATTTATGCCAGAAAAGGTAGATATACCTTATAAAATAATTAAGAAAGAACCTAAAACAGAATAGGAACTTTTATGATTAAGATAACTGAACGTGGTAGCTATGATAATAATCCAATAGATACTACTGTACCAAAATGTAGTAATCCTGAAAAGGATTGTAATAAATTAGCATATAAAACACATCTATTATTAGATAAAGATAATCTTGAGAGAGAATATCCTATGTGTAATAAATGCTATGAAACCTGGATAATAGGATAGAGGATATATGTGTTGGTTAATAATATTAACAATAGCCATAGGATATGTAGTTTACAAACGAAATAGGTTTTTCGAAATTGTAAAGAAATCTAATCATATGGTTAAAGATGATGAAGGCAATGTAATTGATGCAAGAAAAACAATACTGCCTACAGATATGAAGATTTTTGATAAAGACAAAAAGTAATGAAGATAGCTATCGCATTAACAACAGTATTATGTTTACTTACTAGTTGTACAGAGTTTACATTTATTGCAAGTGGAACAAGTTTGGCAATCAATCAAAATGTGTACAGTAAAGTGTATAATGAGGGGAATCTTTTAACAGTTATAGGAACTGAAAAAGATATTAAAACCCATATTATAGAAAAAATCAAAAAAGAAAAAGGAAAGGAAAAATAATGGGACAACTAGTACCAGCATCGTCAGATGAGATATATTTTGACAAACTAAATGCCATTCGGGATGATTATGCCGAATGTAAAATAGAAACAAAAGAACTCCGAACGAGATTACAATCTGAATGTGGAATTGTAAAAGAAGCTGATTTAGATTATGAACAATTATTAGCAGAAGATTCTCGTTATGAGTATAAACTAGAACAAGCCAGAAAGGAAAAAACAAATGAAGATAAGTAAAGACGTAATTCATACTACCAAAAATTACAATGCTTTCAATAGCTTACGTGGTAATCGAAATATTAGAGAAAGACACGTAAGAAATCTAGTAGAAGCAATTCGTAATAAAGATATGGAGTTACCAATTATAGTTGATGCAAAAATGAATATCATTGATGGTCAACATAGATTGGAAGCATATAAAATAGTAGGACATCCAATTAAGTACATCATAAGAGATGATCTTAAAATAAAAGATGTCCGAATGTTAAATTCTGTACAAGCTAAATGGTCAATGACTGAATTTTTAATGTCCTATTGTAAATTGGGCAATAAAGAATATACATTACTAGAATGGTTTGTAAGAACTTATAAATTTAATATCAAAGAAAGTATAGCAATGTTAAATGGTAAACATTATAGCGATGTTAGAATGTTGAATACTTTTAAAGATGGTAAGTTTACAATAACACATCTAGAACAAGCAAAGACTTGGGCTAGAAGATTAAGAGAGATAAATGAATATTTTGAATTTTCAAGAAGTCAAAAATTTATTTATGCAATGCTCTCTTGTTTTGTAAATAAATCTTTTAATTATAAACATTGGATAAAAAAGTTATCTATCAATAGTGTTAAATTAAGAGTTCAAGCAAGTAGAAATGATTATATAATTAATATTGAAAGACTATATAATTATAATACAAATCCAAAAAATAGAATTAAATTAGAATTATATCAAAATAATCAAAACTAATTTAATATAGAAAGGAAAACAAAATGAATACTTTACCAATAAGTAAAGATGTATATTTTGATTGTTCTAAAAAACAATTAAGTTATGCATCAAAAGCATTAGAAGAATGTAATGCCGAAGATTTAGATGAAGCATATAAATCGGTAAATAGATATGTCATTGTAAGAGAAGATACAGGTAAAGAACTGGGTATTCATACTGATGACTATATCATAAGACCTTATTCTACATTAGCTGAATCAGTTAATGAAGTAGTAAAGGAATGTGTTGATGTAGATAAATATCATATCGATACAAAGGATCAAATATATGAAGACGGAAAGAAATATAGACGAGATATTAATTTCTGGGATGATTCAATTGATCTTAATAATTATCAAAAGAATGGATTCCATATCAAAGGTACTGAAGAAAAAATCATACCTCAATTAAGAATTTATTCATCAATGGATGGTAGATGGGGGCAACAAATTATGTGGTCCTCAGTTTATGTAGTATGTCTGAATGGGATGGTAAGACCTGATTGGACATTTGTAGTTTACAATAAACATAATAAAAGAAAAGATATATCATTTGGAACATCTGATTTTAAATTAGGATTAGTAGCTCATAAAGAGCTAGGTGAAGATCTATTTAAAATGATGCAAAAGAAAGTAACAATTGATGTAGTAAGTCATTTATTTAAGAAAACATTAGCAAGTCAATATGCTAGAAAAAGTCTTATTGATCATACAAGTGCTAATGTTATGAAAGACTTAAATAACGCATGGGAAAGATACGAACAAAAATATGGATCAACATTATTTGCAGTTTATCAAACAGCAACTCATTGGTCTAGTCATCCAGTTACAAAAGGTGCATTACATAATGTATCTAGAAAACGAGAAAAACAAGTAGCTGAAATGATGACTTCAAGTGAATGGTTAGAATTAGCTGCTTAAAAACTGATGCTGCCGAAAGGAAGACAGCACCAGTAAAACAATAAGAAAGTTAAAATGAAAGATGTTTCTAATTCCGCTAACATAAAAACCAAGCAAAACATACGCACATATATATTTAAGTCAATAATGCTGATATTAAAGTCAATTAAGCTAGGTTTTATAGGCTTTTTATCACTATTAGCGTGGGGATTACATTTCATTGGAAGTGGAATAGACATCTTTATAAAAATGATAACGAAAAAGAAGGAAAAATGAATACAAGTAATATGATGGATAAAATGTATTTGATGGGACAATTAAAATTTATTCTTGAAGCAATTACAAATCTTCAAGATAAAAAAACTAAAATTGAACAACAAATAGATAAATTAAAACAGAAAGAATAGTTAGTATGAAATTAATAAAACTATTACAAATTCAAAGCGTAATAGAAGGAAGAACTATACCTTCTGATATGCAAGAACAATGTAATCAAACATACTTCTCCGAATCAAAAGCAGAACATATACCGATTGGTGATATGGATCTGATACATTTTATTCGTGCTTTTAATAAGAAAGAACGAACATATAAAAATGATTATACTACAGGTTTATTAAAAGTATTAAAGCAATTAGATCCTAATAAACCAGGAACAATTTTTATAAAACAAGATAAGGATTAACTATTATGAACCATAATTGGAAAAAGTTTGCTAGAGATAATCTAGTAGGCAAAACAATAGTAAAAGTTTCTCATAAACCACAAACCTTTTATTGGGATAAAAAAGAATATCCCGAAATATTTGCTATTCATTTAAATGATGGTCAAATATTAGTACCTTCAATAGATGAAGAAGGTAATGCTCCAGGAGTTCTATTTACTAATATAGGTTTAGGAATGTATATATAATAAAATGAAATGGATTATCAATTATTCAAGCTACTTCTTGAAATGTCATATGTTGACACTTTTGAGAAGGATGAAGAAATAAAAAAAAGATATGAAGAATATCTAAAGGAGAAAAAAAATGGACTACAAAACAGTAGAAGAAGACCTTCAGTACCTAGCAAAGACTGATGAAAGATATGCCAAACTGAAAGCTGGAGTTGAACATATGAAAAATATGTTGAAATCTGCAAAGGGTTCGTTTGTAACTAATTCTAAAGAAGCTGTATCTAAAGCTACCGAAGCTTTCTATGCAGGTAAAGATTACATTGATGTACGAGATCGAATGAAAACTGTATATCAAGAGTTCTTTACTTTAGAAACTAAACGTCAAACAGCTATATTAAGAATAGATGTTTGGAGAACACTAGAAGCAACAAGAAGGAAAGGAAATATACACTAATGAAAGGAAAAAATAATGAAAGATAATAGACAAAAGTTCTTTGATAACTTAGCAGCTTGGATGAAGTCATCAAGAGTAACAAGTGAACCAAAAGTTACACAAACAGACCTTGGTAATGAATTGAATGTAGCATTTCAACAAGTACAAAAATATGAAAAACCAAGTAATGAAATAAATCTTTGGAATTTTATTAAATGCTGTGATTACTTTGAGGAAGATTATTCAGCATTAATTAATGCTTGTAAAGCTACTGGTGTGCCTATGATTAAAGATGAAAAGTATAGGAACGCTGGTATTACTGAAGATCAAGGGCAACCAAAGAAATAGAAAGGAAATTAATGTTTAATTGGGATATGTTGTTTCAAAACAAAGAAAGAGAATCAAAAATCCATTATACTCAAGCTAATATTATAGATAATATTAAGCAAACAGTTGAGTTAATGGGTAAAATTACCGAAGGATTACAAAGGTTAACTGAATCCTATAAGGAAGATAAAGCAAGTAATGTGCTTTATTTTACAGAGAATAATGAAGCTTTGGAGTCCATACGAAATCGTTTAGATAAATTGGAAATCAAAACGAAAGTCAAAGAACCTGAACCATTTTAAGAGATTCTGTGTAATGTTAGGAAGCATATGCTATTGATGTTTAAAATCATACGAGCCGAAACATCCCTTATACAGATAGGGGTAACACCGAGAGGGGTTGCCCCGATTTAACGTAGCCTTGTGTTTAAAATAAAATCTGCTACTAAATATGGTATGTCTGCTCGTTATGCTTTAGGAAGAATATTTCACCAACAATTAATTCCACAATTTGTAGAAGCTAGAAAGAAGCTTGGTATCAGCCAATTAGAAATGGATGAGATACTAGGAGTTGCAAAAGGTCTTGTATCCAAATGGGAAGTTGGTATAAGAAAGCCTAGTGGATTTCTGTTTTGTTGTTGGGCGGATTCATTAAAAATGAAACTAAAATTAGTACCGAAAAGGAGTGAAAATGGCAGTAAATCCTGATTTTAAAGGAGGAGTAACTGACGATCCGATTGTTAATAAGGTAGTTGACCTTATTATTAAACGACATATGCAAGGTATGGAAAAGTTTGGTGTTACAATGGAAAAAAACACTAAACCTTTTGACCATTGGATTGACGAAACAATAGAAGAACTATTAGATGCGATACATTATTTAACAAAATCTAAAAGTATCGTTGATAATTTTAAACAAAAAGAAAAACAACTAGAAGCAATGTTAGCACAGTTTAAAGATGAAACATTTAAAGCTGTAACGAAACAAACATTACCGCCAGGTACACAACCAGGTGGTGCTGATTGGGTTGAACCTACAGAAGGTGAATTAAATGATAAGAATAAAGAGGAGAAATCGACCTGATTTTTCAGCATACCACGTAAGAAAACAAGCGTGGCAAATGAAAATATTAAAATTTTATGGACAAATTGAAGGTGATGATAAAGTCTATCAAGAATTTGCCACAAAATTATTTAATAATACTTTAGACAAAAAACAATTAGAACAAATAAATGAATTGATGGTCAAAAATGAAAAAATTAGGAAAGCTAAATTTAACAAAAAAAGAGCTGAATTTCTTGGTATTAAAATTGGAAAAATTGTTAATAGCACGAAAACTAAAAACTAAACCCAAACATTTTTGGAAAACAGGAGGAACAATATGAAAATAGTAAGGAATAAAATGACTGAAATGAAACAAGAAGTTAAGTTCGACCGAAGACAAGGAATCGGTGGTAGTGATGCTACACGATTATATGAAGGAGATTGGTATCAAGTATGGAGTGAGAAAGTTGGAGAAACTCCATCCGCAGATCTATCAGATGTTCTCCCAGTTCAAATGGGTAAGCATACTGAATCATTTAATATAGATTGGTTTAAAAAACAAACTGGTAATACAGTTATAAGACAACAAGAATTTATACAAATGAAAAAGTATCCATATGTCTATGCTCATATCGATGGTGTTGTTAAACAGTTAGATACAAAACTAGGATTATTAGAATGTAAGCATACTAATGCTTTTAGTAATCCAACAAAAGTTACTGATAAATATATGGCACAAATACAACATTATTTAATGGTTGCTGAATTAGAGAAAGCATATTTATCTGTATTCTTTGGTAATTTAAAATATGAAGTTATTGAAATAGAACATAGCATAGACTTTCAAAGAAAGTTGATAGCTGCTGAAGTTCTATTTTGGCACTATGTTAAAACTAAACAAGCCCCACCTGAAATGATCACTTGGGATACGTTCAAACCGATTGGACAAAAATTAGATGGAAAAAACAAAGAACTCGTACCCCTACTATCCAGGATATAAAGATAAAGAAGGTAAAACTTCTGTTGAAGCTGCTGAATTAATAGCAGCAGGTAGTATAACAATTAGAGAGAAAGTCTTTAATGTTGTAAAACAGAAAGGTAATTTTGGTGCAACAGCTGATGAAATTGCAGAGTTATTAAACTTAAGTAGTTTCACAGTTAGACCAAGAGTAACAGAACTATATAAAATGAATAAGATTGAAAGAACTGAAAAAAGAAAAAATGCAAGTTCAAGAAATGCTTATGTTTATGTAGTAAGTAAAGATCATATTAATAATCAATATATGGAGAAAGGAACATAATATGAAAGAAGTAAATAATACAATACTATGGGATAAGTTTAAACATACTGATCCCAGTTATACCAAACCATTTCCAAAGTTTGGTAAGACTTTAACAACAATAGATCCAATGTATCAAGTTATGACAATGACTAGAGTGTTTGGCCCTGTTGGAAAGGGTTGGAGTTATGATGCAAAATATCATTATACTGAAGCAAATGTATTTGCAGAAGTTAAGATAGTATATTGCCTAGACGATATTTGGTATCGTTATGGCCCAGTCAGTTCAGTTTGTGCTTTGTATAAAGCAAACTCAAAACTGGATGATGAAGCACCAAAGAAAGCATTAACTGATGCAATGACAAAAGGATTTAGTCATTTAGGCGTAAGTGCTGATGTATTTCTTGGTATGTTTGATAACAGTAAATATGTATCAGCAATGAAAGAAAAGTTTAATGGTACAGCATCTGCTGAAGGTATCAAAGTTAAAGTAGTTAACTTAAGAAAAGATATCAAGATTAACAAAAGTAAATTGTTAAAAGATGTCAAAGAAGTCATAAATAATAAGGAGGATAAAAATGATAAATAAAGTAATCTTAATTGGAAGATTGGGAGCTGATCCAGAAATTGGAACAACTAAACAAGATTCCAAGTTTGCTAATTTATCTTTAGCTACGAACAAATCGTGGAAAGATAAAGAAGGCAAAAAAGCTGAAGTAACAACTTGGCATAAAGTCAAAGTGTTTGATCCTAGACTTGCAGAAAATATGGAAAAGTATGCAAAGACTGGTTCACAGCTTTATATAGAAGGTGAATTAGAAAATCGTTCATATAAAGATTCCAAAGGGGATCAAAGATATGTAACGGAAGTTCTAGTTCCTAGATTTTCTGGAGTTATCAGAATGGTTGGAAGTGCTAAACCGAAAACCGAAACTGATACTAAAGAAGAAGAACCTTTTCAAAAACAATTCTAGAATTTGATAGTATCGGAATATAATATATTCTAGCATATGCAACCTGCGAAGTCCGATTAAATTTATTCCAGGTTAACCTGAATTTACAGGAGTAATGTATATTTAAGATCAAAGCTATTAGATAGGTTAATGTATGTCGCCTATATGGGTATAAGATCCCAAATAAGAATGTACACTAATTGTAAGAAAATTCGTTTAGGCGAATCTTTTACAACTTCGGAAGGCGTTCATATTAGTGGCTGGAAGTTTAAAGACTTGAGTACTAATAAACTATTGGCTTGATAGGGAACGCCTTCTTTAAAAAGTGCGTTTCACTTCTTATATATATAAGATTATTGTTACCGAATGGACTATGATCTGAAAAAGATATTAGATAATAGAAATCTAGATATCCATAAATGTATTAAATCTACTGATGACATTATGCAACAACTAGCTGCTGATGTATTTGCAGGTACGCATATAGATCAATTGCAGGTAGCTCTTATATCTTCTGTAATGAATGTGTCAGATCTTTATAGATGTAAGAAATTTTCAATACTTTTACTTAAATCTGCATTAGTTCAACTAGAGTCCGAAAGTTTTGTTGAATCAGGTCGTAAGCTCAATTAGAGCACTTTATAGAGCTATTCAAATCAATGGGTATCAATGTACCAACTACCAGCGATATTGCTGTGTACGTGGCTCTATTGGCTTCTTAATAGCTAAATATTCATCGAAACAAGACTTTTCTAAAGAATGACAGAAATTTCTATGTTCTGCATTTATGATCCAACCACCTTCATTTGAAAAGTGTTCTTTACCGCATTGGTGACAGATACCGCACGTATAAACTGTGTTCTTTTTTCTGTTCATAACCAATGAATAATTTTAAAAAGTAAATATAAAGTAATAAAGACAAACATCATAAAGAGAAAAGCATCGTCTTGCATTATTTTTTACTATTTACATATCCGTAAATTCTATTTATGTTTTTTTCCACTCCTGTTAATTCGCCTTTTATTGTGTCCACATTGCTCTTTACGTCCATTAAGGTAATTAGAGACCATGTTAAAATAGCGAACAAGGAAGTTGTTATGAACACGATAATATATTTTAAATCTATCTTCATTTTTTGAACTCATCTTTCCTATTGCCTTTGTTCCATCTTTTATTCCATGCCCATACAGAAATTTGTGAACTAACTCTTTCTATAATTCCTAATAAGAAATCTTTTATTCTTTCCATTAAAGACTAAAAAGAATTACAGCTACTATTAAAATTACAACAAGTTTAGTTTTGTAACTCGCCTTATTCCAAAGTGTTTTTATTTTTTCCCACATATCAAGTAATATCATTTATTAATTATTGCTTGGTGGAAAATTAATCCAAACGTCATTCCAGAAATCCTTATAAAATTTCTGTACTTGCCCAGTGTATTTTTCAATACTAGCTTTCCAGTCTTTATAAGTTGGTAGTTCTAATTTAAAATTAAACATAGTTATCTCCTTTCTTATTATTTTTATTAACTTCATTTTCATAAGTATCTGCAACTACATCTTCTTCATAATTCCAGACATTGGCTTTAGGACAATTACACCCAACACATTTACAACCTTCGTGATCTGCCTCTATACAATGGCATAAGTGACCACATCTTTTACAAGTTCTGTTGTCTGTCATTTGATATAATTCCAACCCCAAATAAATACTCCTACGAAACCTGCTAAAAACATTAGAACTGAAACAGTTCCTTTAGATTTATTCATAAATTGTTTTAATTCTAAAATGTCTTTACGTTGCTGCCTGACTTCATAAAGAAGAATATCTATTTGTGCTTTGGTTGCTGTTGCACATTTGCAATTTTTCTTATGAGTTTTTTTAGGCAGATGTTTACTCATTTCTTTTTAATGCCTCCACCATTTCTAAAGACTTGAGTTCCTTTAATACCGAAAATGGAAGCTACCACTAACACCCATAGTGAAGTAAACCACGTAGGGAGTTGTTGAAAGTGTTCAAAAAATATTTTAACTTTTGTTAAAGCGTCTGGTGAATCACTAAAGACTGCCCAGGCTAAAACTAAAATTGGAGCTGAAAGAATTACCAAAACAAATTCATCTTTATAATCTGCTTGTCTTGCTTCTAAAAGTTTACCTTGATATTCTATTTCACCTCGAGCCATCTTCTCCGCAGTATGAAGTGCTGCTTGGGACATAGCTTCTTTTTGTCTTTGTTTATTTGCATAAACTTTAGCTCCTGTACTCATAGCCATTTTTGCTAAACTAAACCACATCAATTTTCTCCTGTTCTAACCATTCTTGAACATTAAAACTTGGACACTCTTTACGTTCTTCTATTTCATTATGACCAATAATGTATTGAATAATATATTTGTTTTGAAGATTTAAAATTAAAGCTTTCAAAGAAGTAAACTGTGCAGGTTTAAAATTGTTTTCCCAATTACCTGCTGCATCAGATCCTCCAATAAGACAAATACCGATTGAACGATGGTTCGCTTTAACTGCGTGAGCACCTTGCATCATTTCATCTCTTGCTGGTTCAAGTGTACCATCTCTACGAATTATGTGGTGGTATCCTACCGCTTCCCATTTGTTTTCACCAACGTGCCATTCTCGGATTTTGTCTACACCAATATCCATATCGGCAGGTGTTGCTGAACAATGAATAACTAATGTATCTGTTTTCTCTCGTTCTATCATTTTTTATAAAAGTCTTTCCAAAACCAATCATTAAATTGTTTTTTCTTTTTTGCGATCCAGACTTTGAGTTTTGCTATCATATTGTTTCTCCAATCTATCCATAGAGATGAACTGACTCTCTTGGATATGTTGATCCCATATACCTAGTTCTACAATTCCCCAACTCCATCCCGTTAGGTTAAGCTTTGCATACTCCTCAATATGGCCGAATGGCAACGCACAACCTACATTAATAATTCTAACGAAGTTTTTATTGCCTATTTTAGGGGATTTCCAATCTCTATATTTATGGGTATGGCCAAAAACAATATCATTAGTTGCATCATTAGCAATTTGAATCTCACAATTTTTGCCTCCATATTCTTTACCCATAATATTTAAAGGACAATGAGTGAAGGATACCCCTGCAATAATTTTGAAAGCACCATATTCCGAATAGTTCCAGTTCTTTAAAATAAAAGAATCGTATAATTCTTTACGCATCATACCCTGGATCTCTGGAATATTTTCTTCGAATTTATGAACTCGTTGTTCGTGATTGCCAAATGTACAATGTCTAAGAATGTTATCGTTATCAATATATTTGTCTAGCAAATCAATAGAAGATCTTAGAGAACTTATATCTACCATATAAGCATCTTTAAGTTTACCAGCTTGAGAAGAATTTTTTTGAAAATAACTTAAGCTATCGAAGGAAGCAAAGTCACCTATTTGAATAATGTAATCAGGTTGATGTTCGTTAATGTATTGTCCAATCCATTTGAATCGGTCTTCAGGAATTTTAGGAGAGTCGTGAGTATCTCCAATGACTATAATTCTATGACCTTTAAACATAAATTAGGTTTCGTAAAGTGGCTTACAATGAAAACGAACCATTGCTTTCATTGAGTTCACTTTAGCATAACCTAAACTTTGTAACATTTTAATTGACATTTGATAACCTGCAATACCACATTGATAATGAGAACTATAATAAGGCTTAATCTCCATAGATGGAAGACATTGTTGTGATATAGAAAAGCAAAGTTGGATTAATAAAGCGTACTTCATAGATACGTTTTATAAAATGAAATGTGCGTTTTAAACGCACTTTAAAATAAACCTTTAGTTTTGAATATTATGAGGTTCGTTATACATTTTTATCTTTAGCTATTTTAACTACTCTATTAATCTTTTCTAAATGCAATCTTTCTATCTGAGCATCTTCTCTAACTAAAGCTATTTCTTTTTGATGTGTTTCTCTATCTATATGTAACTGTTGTTTGAGGGCTTTTATTTCAGCTTTATATCTTCCAGTATCTTTATCTTCTTCAATAGTTGTTGTTTTATTAGGTGGGTTGGTATCTATAATCTTTTCACAAATCATACCTGATTCATTCCTTTCTTTTGTTATTTGATAGCGTTTTTCTCTATTCATACATTTGTGTCATCAATTACTAATCCACATTATTTTATTTTAAAATTATCAATCAAAAAATCTTGCCAAAACTTCTGAACTTGCTCTTGGTACTTCTTGGCTTGTTCAGGTTGGTCTTTCCAAAATTTTTCCACTTGTACTTTCCATTCAGCATAAGTTGGAATTTCTAAATTAAATTTAAACATATTTTTTCCTTTCTATAATAACACTGCTTTTCTTTTTAGCCATAGTTAAATCCTTGTTGAAATTTAATTATTACGGTTTTGGATATTTGTCTTTAGTAACTTTAATCGTAGCTTTCCAGCCATCAACGCCATTATGGTAAATATCATCTAACTGGTCTACGATTGCTGGATATTCTTTTCTACGTTTATCAGCATAAGTTTCTACTGGTTGATGTTCAGCTTTAAATTCATCTGTATAATCGTAACTGCCATCAGGTTGTAAAACCATATCAGCGAAAACATTATCAGCCACTTCAACAAATCCTTCTGCTGGTGGATAACTAATAACTTTAACTACATCATTTTCTATTTTTGCATATTTTGTCATATTATTTTATCCTTACATTTGCCATATCTGCACCCATGTATAATGTTCTACAAGTCCATACCACATTTCCAAACCCATTCCATTATTAACTTTAGCAGCGCCAAATCGCATTTGTATTTCAAATACTTTTGTATCAGCTATTGTGAATCTTCCATTTACAAAAGACCAACCTCCTACTCCAATGCCACCAGCAGTTCCAGTTCCATGACCTATAAGTTCATCTGCAGTATCGGTGATGTTATATAATTTTGCGTGTATCGCGTACCCCTCATAACCTGGAGCCGCAGCCTGAATATAATAAGTTCCTGCTGGTAAAGAAATTTGGTCTGAAGCTAAACTTGCACCAGTTATTTCATTCGTAACAACTGTGTTTAAATCTCTTGTTAAATAAGAACCAGTTGTACTTGCACCACCAGCATTATTATCTGCTTTTTCATCTATAACATGAAGCAATTTACTTTCAAATTTTCCACCACCAGCCGCAACTGTTTCAAAAACATTTGAAACACCAGGACCAGCACTTAACATGTGTTGTCCATCTGTTCCTAAACTTCCTACAAGTCCAGAACCTCTAATATTAAATTTACTTCCTACGATTCCACTCATTTATTCTCCTTATAATGTTTGTTCTAAATAGCTAACAACAACATCAATATCTGATGTGTCTGCTGTTTGTATTGATAAATGACTAGCCGCTTCCAAAACTATTCTGCCTGTATGCTCGAAAGTTTCTTTAGCACCGAGAGCCTGATTATAATAAATATAAGTATCAGAACCTCCACCACCATGATCAACTAACAAATCAAAAGTTTCTGCCGCATTTCCAGTTTCGCAAATCGTAACCGATAAAACGGTACAAGTTGTTCC